GGGATGAGGGCGCTGCGGGGGGGGGGGCCGCGGGGGGCGCCCGGGCGGTCGACGTACGAGCGGGGAGGGTAGCCCGTGGCAGACAAGATCGGCGAGGTCGTCGTAGAGGTCGGCGCTGACGCGCGCGACTTCCGAGGAGACGCTGAGCGGGGCATCGAGAAGAGCCTCAAGAAGATCGGCAAGCGGATCGAGCGCGCCGCTGAGAAGTGGGCGCGCGAGATGCGCGACTCGGTCAAGGACGCGCTCGACGGCCTTGTGCTCCAGGTCAACGCGAGGATCGACCCCAAGGACCTGCGCCGCATCGAGACGGCCATCGCGCAGACGAAGGCGTCCCCCGACGTCGGTATCTCCAAGCGCGATCTGGAGGAGATCAAGCAGAAGCTTCGTCAGGCCGACTGGCGCACTCCGGTCCGACCGGTCCTGGACGACAACGCCGTGGCCAAGATCGGCCGCGAGCTGGACGAGATGAAGGCCGCGATCAAGGCTCGCGTGGACCTCGACGAGAATTCCCGGCGCAAGGCCTTGGAGGCGATCCGCAAGACCGAGGCCGCAATCGACGCCAAGATCGAGATCGACGGCAAGGACGTCGCCGAGATCAAGGAGCGCATCGCCAACATCAAGTCGGACGTCCGCGTGGACGTCTCGCTGGAGAAGGCGGCTCAGCGCAAGCTCAAGGAGCAGATCGCCGGCCTCGACGCCAAGATCAAGGCCGAGGCCGAGCTGGACGACGCCTCCAAGAAAAAGCTTCAGGCGGAGCTGAAGAAGCTGGGCGGAGACATCGAGGCGCACGCCCACCTGTCTGAGGCCTCCAAGAAGAAGTTGAAGCACGAGCTCAACAAGCTCGACGGCAAGGCCACCGTCAACGCCGACCTGGACGACGGTAAGGCCCGCTTCGACCTGGCCCGGCTGACCAAGAAGCCGTACTTCGTAGACATCCACGCCCGCCTCGCCAAGGCGTCCCTGGCGAAGGTGGCTGCGCAGCTCAAGGCCCTCGGCGGCGGGAACATCTTCGGCAACCTGAAGAACTCGCTCAACGAGCTGTTCACGAACCTGGACACCTTCGCGGTCAAGGCCGCCGGGGCCGGGACCGCAATCCTGGGCCTGACCTCCATCGCCGGCGCCGGGCTCGGGACCGTGGCCCAGTTCGGAGTCAGCCTCGCCCACACGCTACCGGCCCTGCTCGCGATGCCTGGCATCCTCGGAACGGCCGCGGCCGGGATCGGCATCTTCGCCGCTGCCATGTCCGACGCCTCAACCGTCCTGGAGGACCTGGGGCCGTCCTTCGAGGCCCTCCAGGACTCGATCTCTACGTCGTTCTGGGGCGAGGCTGAGGGCTCGGTCCGGTCCCTCATCACGAACGGGCTCGAGGCGCTGACGCCGGCCATCTCGGACGTGGCCTCGGCCATGGGCTCCATGACGTCTGCCGTCGCGTCCGCCGCCCAGGATCACATTCCGGGATTCCAGGCGTCGCTGGGCTACCTGGCTGAGGCTATGGACATCGGGGGCGACGGGGCGGGAGCCTTCACCGACGCTCTGCTGACTCTCGGCGAGGTCGGCGCGAAGTACCTGCCCTCGATCGCCGGCTGGGCCAATGAGGTCGCCTACAGCTTCCAGAACTGGGTGCAGGCCAAGACCGCCTCCGGGGAGATGGATCAGGCCATCCAGGCCGCCGCCAAGACCTTCGGGACCCTGAAGGACATCGTCTTCGACCTGGGCGGCATCCTGGGCGGAGTCTTCAAGGCCATGGCCTCCGGCTCGGCGCCGATCGACTCCATCGCCGCCGCCCTCGACAGCGCCAACAAGGCCGTGAACGGGCCGCTGTGGCAGGGGACCCTGTCCACGATCTTCAGCGCGATGGGGGATGCCGCCTCCCACGCCTTCGCCGGCGTGGGCTCGCTCGGCCAGGCGTTCACCTCCCTCGCCCCAACCCTCTCCACGATCCTGCCCCTGGTCGGGCAGATCATTGAGACCGGGCTTAAGGGCATCTCCGCCGCGCTTCAGGACCCCGCCTTCCAGGGGGGTCTGACGGCGTTCTTCCAGGGGGTTCTGACGGCCGTGCAGGCCCTCGCCCCTGCCATGCCGGCCCTCGGGCAGGCGTTCGGCGCCATCGCTACCGTGGCCGGCTCGCTTCTCGCCGCCATCGCCCCACTCGTCGCCCAGCTGGTCGAGGGCCTGGCCCCGGTCTTCCAGCAGCTGGTGCCGATCCTCGTCCCCGTCATCGAGCAGCTGGGGGCTGCACTCCTCCCGGTGATCCAGGCGCTGATCCCGGTGATCTCGGAGATCATCGCCCAGCTGGCTCCGATCATCTCCGAGTATCTGCCGCAGATTCTGCCGCCGATCGTCGCCTTGGTTCAGCAGCTGGCGTCCGCCCTGATCCCAGCTATCCAGCTGGTGGGGCAGGTCATGCAGTGGCTCATGCCCCTGGTGATGGCGTCGTGGAACGGAATCATGTCCACCGTGACTGGAGCGATCCAGGTCATCAAGGGCATCATCGAGACCGTCCTCGCTGTCATCAAGGGCGACTGGTCTGGGGCCTGGAACGGCATCAAGACCATCGGCGAAGGTATCTGGAACATCATCAAGGGCCAGTTCGGCATCTTCGGCAACCAGATCATGTCGATGGCCTCCACGGCATGGCACTCCGTGTGGAACACCATCAATGGCGTGTGGAACTCGATCACCTCCACCGTCTCTAGTGCCATCAGCGGGGTTCGGAACCTCATCAGCGGCGGCTGGTCGGCTGTCAGGAGTATCTCGTCCTCCATGTGGAGCGGGATCGTGAGCGCAGTCTCCAGCCAGATCAGCAGCATGCTGAACACGGTCCGCAGCATCCCCTCGAGCATCCGTAACGTATTCTCGGGAGCCGGGTCCTGGCTGTGGAACGCGGGCGTCAGCATCATCCAGGGCCTCCTGAACGGCATCTCCTCCATGTTCTCCTCGGTGAAGAACAAGCTCTCCTCGCTGACCAGCATGCTCCCTTCGTGGAAGGGGCCGGCCCCCGTCGACAAGGTGCTGCTTACTCCCGCAGGTGAGCTCATCATGCAGGGCCTCATCAAGGGCCTGGAGAGTCAGTACGGGGCCGTGCGTTCCTCGCTCCAGGGCCTGACCGAGGACCTGACGAAGCCCGCCACGATCGGGCTGAACGCTAACGTGCAGCCGCTCCCGGCACGGGCCTCGACCGGCCGCCCGAACCCTGCGCCAGAGTCCACCGGATCGTTTGATAAGGGAAGCCGATCAGGCGCTACAATCAACATCACCAACAACTATCCGCAGGCCAAGCCGGACTCCAAGACGCGCGACGAGGTCGCCGAGGGGCTGCGACTGGCCGCCATCATCTGAGGAGGGTCACCCACCCATGGCCATCTACTCACTGGACGGGACCGATCTGGATGACCCAATGGGGCGCTGGGTGCTCGCCGAGGGGACGACGCTATCGACCCGCGGCGAGCCCTGGAACGCCTCTGTCAGCATCCCTGGCAGGTTCGGGGTGCTCCCGATCGCGCCGAGCGTGTTGAAGTCGGCCACCGTCGCCCTGAAGTTCACCGTGTTCTCCTGGGAGGACGGCCGTAACGGCAACCGCTGCAAGGGCGGCCTGGCCCGGCTGGAGCAGAACTATCAGGACCTGCTGCGCCGCCTGTACGCCTTCGGCCGCCTCCAGACCCTCCAGTACACCCCGGCCGGTCAGCCCGTGCGGGAGGCTCTGGTGCGCCCGTCGTCCTCCGTAGAGCCGGTCCTGGACCCGCACTCGGAGACGATCTCGTTCACGATCACCTACGAGAGCGTATCAGGCCTGTGGCGAGGTACCAGTGATCTCGTGGCCCGCCTGGACGACATGTCGAAGTTCGACGGATGCACCATGCCCATCCCGGACGGGAAGCTACTCCTGGAGCCGACCGCGCAGACCTGCACCGTGAGGGACAACGTCTCAGGTACCTCGTTCACCTTCACCGGAACCCTGAACGGCGGGGAGCGGCTGCTGGTCGACATCGCCCGCTACCGGGCCTGGAAGAACCCCTCAACGGAGTGGGAGCCTGTGGCAGGGGCCCGCCCCGCCGACGGGGAGATTTCGATGGGCCCCGGAGGCTTCCGGGCCACGCCGAACGCTGACGGGCGCATCTCGATGACGTTGACCGGGACTACCGGCCGCTTCCGCGGAAGGATGGCCTACTGATGCCGCGCGATCCTCAGTACGCGCGCGGCATGGCTATGCGCTACGTCGCCTACGAGCAGGCCGGCGCCCGCCTGGGCGTCCTGCCCGATGCGCTGGCCGGCACGTTCACGTGCCCCCGTCAGGCCACCCCCTCGCTCACCCTGTCCTACCCGAACGGGAACCAGGGCGTGCGCGGAGAGCTGCTCGACTCCTCTGTGGAGATCGCCGTCGAGCTCTGCTACGACGGTCAGACCTGGCACGAGCCGTACAACGCCCGCTTCGTCAACCTGTCCTCGGAGTGGAACCTCGTGGACGACGGCACCGAGCACCGCCGCGCCGACCTCATCCACATCGGTCACCGCCTGGAGGGCGCCCTCGTGTGGAACGTCCCGTTCGCGGCCATGGACAAGGACGGCAAGTACAAGTTCAACTCCCGCAACGCCGGAGAGATTCTGCGCACCGTGTGGGACGCCGCCGTCAAGCGCGGCTGGGGGGCCGGGCTGACGCTCGACGTCAGCACCTCTACCGACTCGGCCGGGCAGGGCTGGGCGTTCCAGACAACCATCGCCTTCGACCCATCGGTCTCCATCAAGTCGATCCTCGACACGCTCACGAACATGGGCATGATCGACTACCGGTGGCGCGGGCGCACGCTCCAGGTCTACAACGCCGACTCCGCTCTGAAGCGCGAGAACACTGCCGTCGTGTGGCGCCTCGGCGCCGGAACGTCCTCGGCCCCTGAGAAGCTGGACTGGTCCCAGTTGTGCACGCACGTCCTAGTGAAGGGGGATGAGGGCCGCACGTGGACCTTCCCCAACCCGGAGGCCCCGGCCGGAATGCCTCGCACCGAGAAGGTCGTCAGCGCCGGCGGCGTCGAGCTGGAGGCGACGGCTCGTCGCGTGGCGGACCTGACCCTCAAGACCGGCGCCACGCCCGCGGCCGAGGTGAAGCGCGAGTGGGAGGCCGACGACCTTCAGTGGCTTCCCTTCGAGGACTATGGCCTGGGCGACTGGATTCAGGTCGAGCGCGGCAAGGGCCTGGAGCGGATGCGCGTCACCCAAATCTCGATCTCGGTGACCGAGAACGGCCGCTGCCAGGGCCACACCACCTTCGGGACCATGCTCGATGACGTCCTGTCCCGCCTGGCCAAGCGCCAGAAGGGCGTGCTGGGCGCGGTCAACTCGGACGGGAAGAACCCCCGCCCGGAGACGCCGAAGAGCAAGTACGCGCCCGTCCCGCCTCAGGGCCTCATCGTCACCTCGGCCGCCGTCATCGGCGCTCGAGGTGACGCGGAGGCGGTGGCCACGCTCCAGTGGCAGGGGGGGGGGGGGGGGGGGGGGGGGGGGGGGGGGGGGGGGGGGGGCGGGGGG